TGACGGGCATTTCGGGTGGTATAGACACCACACAAACATTGGCCTTATCCAACGTCACGACGGGGTTGACCGTCACATCGAATGCTATTGTACAAGGTGATCTCAAATTATTGGGATCTGTGTACCATAACGATGATATAGTTATGAATACTGTATTTGCTTCTACATGGACGCAGTTGGGTGTGGATCTAGATGGTGAGGCAGCGGATAACTGGTCTGGATATAGTGTCTCCCTCTCTGCCGATGGTACACGAGTGGCTATTGGGGCAATTTATAACGCTGGTGTTAATGGTTCTGGTTCGGGTCACACACGTGTGTATGAATGGTCTGTGGGTGTATGGACACAGTTGGGTGGGGATATAGATGGTGAAGCGGTGGATGACCAGTCTGGATATAGTGTCTCCCTCTCTGCCGATGGTACACGTGTGGCTATTGGGGCTCCCCAGAACAATGGTAAAGGTCACACACGTGTGTATGAATGGTCTGGGAGTGCATGGACACAGTTGGGTGGGGATATAGATGGAGAGGCAGCGGGTGACCGGTCCGGTACGAGTGTCTCCCTCTCTGCCGATGGTACACGAGTGGCTATTGGGGCAGTTTTTAACAATGGTGTTAATGGTTCTGAATCAGGTCACGTACGTGTGTATGAATGGTCTGTGAGTGCATGGACACAGATTGGTATGGATATAGATGGAGAGGCAGCATATGATCAGTCTGGACATAGTGTCTCCCTCTCCGCCGATGGTACACGTGTGGCTATTGGGGCAATTTATAACAATGGTGTTAATGGTTCTGGTTCGGGTCACACACGTGTGTATGAATGGTCTGGGGGTGTATGGACACAGATTGGTATGGATATAGATGGTGAAGCAGGGGATGACAAGTCTGGACATAGTGTCTCCCTCTCCGCCGATGGTACACGTGTGGCTATTGGGGCACCCTATAACGATGGTAATGGTGGGTCTTCGGGTCACACACGTGTGTATGAATGGTCTGGGGGTGCATGGACACAGTTGGGTGATGACATAGATGGAGATGGGGACTTTTCGTATAGCACGTCTGGATATAGTGTCTCCCTCTCTGCCGATGGTACACGAGTGGCTATTGGGGCAATTTATAACGACAGTTATACACGTGTGTATGAATGGTCTGGGGGTGCATGGACACAGTTGGCTGTGGATATAGATGGTGAGGTGTCGGGTGACGAGTCTGGTCGTAGTGTCTCCCTCTCCGCCGACGGTACACGTGTGGCTATTGGGGCACCCTATAACGATGGTAATGGTTCTAATTCGGGTCACACACGTGTGTATGAATTACCTTCTTATAAAGTTATCAATACAGATAAACTCTTTGCCACTACGAACATAGGTATTGGCACGACAACACCGGCCTATGCATTGGATGTTGTGGGTGATATATATGCATCTGGTACAATTACACAAAGTTCAGATATCCGAAAAAAATCAAACCTACACGTTATTTCAGAACCCGTGGATAAATTGAATCAAATACACGGATATATGTATGATATGGATGGGAAACGCAGAACTGGTCTTGTGGCACAAGAAGTCCTCGAAGTTCTCCCCGAAGCAGTCGTAGGAAGCGAAGAAAATGGATATGGTTTAGCCTATGGTGATACCATTGGTCTACTTGTTGAAGCCATTAAAGAATTAAATAAACGAATCGTAATTTTGGAAACGAACTAAAAAATTAAATACAAATCATTTTTACCAAGTTTACGTAAAAACAAACAAGGTAAAAGGGAATATGTTTACTTTTGTATAGAATCTGTAACGGCGAGAACTAAAACACCAACTATAAAAAACATGACTAGATAATTACATTCAGATTCTTCCGGTCCTGTTGATATAGTCTGATGTACGGGCTTCGTCGATACAACCCGTGGTTGGCGTTGCACCGGAGGCTCCTCGTCTAGTGGACAATAACCTATCATTTATATAATATTAGAGATTAATTTCTGTCTTCTTTTTTCGACTACGAGTACCCTTCTTCTTATCGGCTGATACTGATACTTCCTTAATTTCACCACCGGTCGATTCACCCGATACAGATACAATATCTGATACATCGTCATCCATTGGTGTTAATTCTTCCTGAGATCTAACTGTAGATGATGTATTCATTGGTGGTGGTGGTGGCATCATAATACCCCCCATGAGACTTGAAATATCTATACCAGGACCTTTCATTTCATAGCCGCCATCTGCTGAAGAAGTATTATTTTGTGTTTGATTGTTAATCGTTGTATTTTGTACAGCTTGCATCATATTACGCATGAGTTCTGGATTCTGTTTAACGACATCGTTCATGTTTGGTAATGATTTGAACATACTGTTTGTCAAGTGAAACATCATGGCTGATCCACCAAGCATCATTATGAGTTTGACCTCTGGTGACACATGCATCTTCGACCTATATTTTATATATAACTCTTCGAATACACCATCATAATCATCTACATTTTCCATAACAGACTCCGACCAACCTTCGAGTTGGATTTCAAATGGATTGTAACGTTTGTTTAAGAACTCGAGACCAGTGACACATGCCACAAGCATGCGTCTAGAAAATTTCACAGATTGTTCAACTTCTATATTATATGTGATGCGCTTGACTTCAGATCTTAAATCTTCGACATTTGAATATGCATTGAGTCGTTTATTTGTTGCTAAACCCTTCTTTTCGAGGCGTAATAATTTGTTCAATAAGTCCGCCTTTTCTTCATCTACTGATGTATACCCTGTCGATGGTCTCTCTTCGGCAGAAAAATCACCATTTGGATCATCGTCGTAAAAAACTGGTTCGTCTTCATCGTAGTCTATTTCTTCTGTAATAGGTTTGGGCGGTGCACTTTGTTTATTTGGATTTATAAATGCATCCATCGCTTCTTGGTGTTGTTGTTGTTTAAACATTGGTTGTCTGATATGGCTTACAGGCCTTTGTACTCGCTTGGGTTGGGGTGCGGATATTTCAATTTCATCCATGAGAGCTTGTTCATCGTCATCAAGTTTCATGATGCCTCCACCCTTATCTAAAATGATTTCTTCGTCCATCTACTCTTTATATGGAAAATAGATTGATAACTTTAACACACTTTATTCTCACCTGAACCTTTTCCAGGAAGATTTAAAATATTGTACTTTTATATATGTTTAACTTCAATCGCACAAACCGAAACGCCATCACCATGATAGCTGTTATTATTGGTCTTATATTTCTTCTGGCTTCTGTGAGAAGCGCGTATGAACCCAGACCACTTCTTATCAAGGAAAAGACCAATGAATCCTTTTTCGGTCTTCAACATAAGGAAGAATGCACGCCCGGACACGGTGAAAAGGGTGCGTATTACTCTAAATCTCTTACACCCGGTGGTATGTGTGGTGGTCAAAAATTGGTAAGTGACTATGCCAATTATGAGATTACGGGTGGAATCGGTGGTGTTTTATTCTAAATGTATACTAGTATATAATGGCTCTTGTCACGTCCCTGTCCGAAACTATTCCCGATCTTAACTATGAATATCACACGGTTACGATCGATACAATTGGTCAAGTCAGTTCAAATGCTTTTAGTGTATTTTTGAACCAACCTCTTAAGAATGTTGTCCAGGCCAGGTTGCTAGCTGCGCGTATTCACACGAATGATTCTACTGAACATTGCTATATATCAATTGATGAATTAAATACAAACTTCAGTGAACGTACATCGAATGTATATGAAGGTCAGGGGGACATTTCCACAGTGAGACGCTCCTTTGCAACCCTGATTACCGATCAGACAACTCGTAATGGAAGTAATTCTCTCATTGTTTTCAAGGATAATTACCCAGTTGTTTCGCAATATATAGACCCAATAAGAAAAATAGACCGATTAACCATGAAAATCATGAACCAACAAGGTGAAACTATAAAAAATTCAACCGTGGGTGGTTCTAATTTCTTAGTATTGCATTTTGTATGCAGAAAACCAAATTTGTAATTTTCTCCCCCTATTGTAAAGATGTCTTCTGGTATCGTTCAGCTTGTGTCCATTGGTGCTCAGGATGAACATATTATGGGTAGCCCAGAAATATCGTTTTTTAATTCCACGTTTAAGAGACATACAAACTTTTCACAGTCCGTAGAAAAACAAACAATTCATGGGGCTGTAAAGAGTAATTCATTGTCAAGTGTGCGTTTTGAAAGAAGTGGTGATCTTCTTGGATATACATTTATAGCTATAGATGACATGACAAAAGCTATTGATATAGATGATTGGTCTGATGTTATTGAAAGTATTCAACTATTGATTGGTGGACATGTGATTGATGAGCAAGACTCCTTTTTCAGTGAAAATATAGCTATTGATACTTTTGCACAAAGTGTATCAAAAAGTTCGAATGGACCCCACCCCGGTTCAAGTTCTCGTTCTTTCTTCTACCCCTTGCGTTTTTTCTTTTCGGAAAACCCCCAATCGGCTATTCCGCTTGTATCTCTCGCATATCACGATGTTGAGATACGTATACGATGGAAAAATATAAATCCATTGTATAATTTTGAAGTATTCTCAAACTACTATTATTTAGATAACGAGGAACGCAATTCGATTGTTTCTAAAAAGAGAGATTTATTAATATACCAAGTCCAGAAGAATATTCCGTCAATGGAACATACACAAGAACTCAACTTTAATCACCCAGTAAAGTTTATTGCGAGTTCCAATACATCTTCAACTTCGGCACTGACAGCGGTCAATAATCGTATAAAGATAAGTGTTAATGGAATTGATATATGTAATTACAAATGGTGTAAAACACACTTTGTTGACGTCCCGTATTATTATCACACAAATTTTGTAACATCACCGGATACATTTTTGTTTCCATTTTGTATTACAACGAGCGTATTACAACCCACAGGAACATTAAATTTTAGCCGTATAGAAAATGCGAAAATCCAGAGTGAACATTTACCATTCACAGATGACATTTATGCCGTCAATTATAACATTCTCAGGATAGAAAATGGAATGGCGGGTCTTAGATATGCAAATTAAAATACAAATTTATATAAATGGTAAAGAACGTAAATAATTTATGTTTTACTGAAAAAATTAGATTTGGTAGATACACAAATGAGACACAACCCAATAACAGTATAGTTTTAAACGCCTCGAAAAGGGAGATTCCTCAAATGGAGGAATGTGGATTTTTCGTATCACCCATAAGGAATACAATTGCGTCAAATGTTCTTATGTACGATTCAACGACTAAGGAAATCGTTGATTCGGGTGTGTTAAATCTTCAGAAAATCACTGAACTGGGTAGCGTAACCAATGTACATACCAAATTTAAATCCCTCGAAGTAGAAAATTTAGATGTGATACACTTAAATAAAATAAATGTCACGGAGATTGACAATCCCATCTTTGAATTAGGTAAAAATAACACAGAAAATCCAAGGGATGTGTTTTTTACTATGACAAAAGGACTAGATCAGGTTATTTTAAAATACGATGGTACTCTTTCTATTTCCGGAAACGACGACTTGAAGTTTCACATTGAGTCTGATGCAAAAATAACAGGTAATTTGATAGTAGATAAAAAATTAGAGACTTTTGTGATTGAAAGCAACTCAATAAAATCAAATGATCTAGAAGTTTATGGGAAACTTAATGCCGATGGAAGCCTTCTTAAAAATATAACATATGACCAAATCGGTGACACATTTGAAAAATGTATACATTTTAAACAAGGATTTCAAACGCCGTGGTTATCTGGTAATGGAAGTCGTATTACAGACTTATCACTTGATCAGTTAAATCTGACGACCAAAAAGCCTCTAAGTATAGGGGTACTGCATATTGATGGAATAACTACTATGATGGGTAAGGTGAAAATATACAATTCATTGAAGGTAACAGAATCCATAATCGTTAATAAAGATGTCTATGCAAAAACATATTACGGTGACGGTACGAAACTCGATGGTGTAGCTCACGAAAGTATTGTTTCACAAAATAAAGAAAAAATAAATATTTTACAAAAAAATGTCGATGAAAATAGAGACAAATTAAATATACTAGAAACAAAATATAATGAAAATAAAAATGCTAGATTTGATATAATCGAAGGTGATCTTACAGATTTAAAACATAAATCTAAATTAATCACAACTAACTCCAAACATATAGATTACATTATACCAAAGATTTCATTTTTATTAAAAGAAAGTGAAAAATTTACATTACTAGACTCAAAAATAAATAACATTATGAATGATACAAATACTATACACGATAAAATTTCATGCATTAAAAATATTAAAGAAAATATACATGATTTGTTACAACTCAAAAATACACCTAGTAGAATTGACATACTAGAAAAGGATATTCATACATTAAAGGAAACAAATTCAAAAATATTTGAAAATGAAAAAGAAATAATAAATAACAAAACAATTGTTAATAATATATTTAGTGAAATTCAAACATTAGTTGTCACACAAGAAAAAAATATAGAAAATATAAAAAATATAGAAAATGAACTTCCGAGAATTGCACGTGTGGAAAATGAAATTCAACGCATAGATTTATTGGAAACATTTGTACCACGAATTAACGTAACATATTCAAATGTATATGATATTCAAAAAAGTTTACCTCCTATAGTTGAACGGATAATAACATTAGAAACAACACCACTCAAAGGTGATGGTTGTTTAGTATCTAATATCTCTCTTCAACATGTGATGACATATGGTAATGAAACGGATAAATCAATGACAGTAAGTGGTGGTATTAAAACCACACACCTTTTAATTGACAATAAACCCAACTTAACATCTCGTATCGGTGAAGTTAAATGTATAAATATAAATGATATCGCCGAAATAAATGGGTTCAATAAAGCTAATAATGGAACAACATCCGGACAACCCGGTGGTCTTGTGTTTAAAACAAAGAGACCCAGTGGTAAAATTGAAAATAGTATGTTGATTGATGGTAACGGTAAAGTTGTCATAGGTTCTCATCAAACACACCCATCAGCTTTATTATCACTTGATTCTAAATCGAGTGGATTATTGTTACCACGAATGACTTGGATAGAGATGAAAAATATACAAAACCCAGAACCAGGTCTCATGATTTACGAAGTAGAATCAGACACACTTTTTATATATAAACGTTCTGGATGGACATCCATATCTTAAATTAAAATCATTATTTATATAAATGGTGAAAAACATTAATACCATAGATAGATCCAAAAGGATCAGGGTAGGTAAACATGTACCCGACGACCAGCCATTAAACTCTGTAATTATAAATGCGTCTGATCGTGTCATTTCACCAGAGACATCGGGTATTTTTATAGCACCAATCCGACACGAGTTTACAAACTCAAACGTATTGGTATATGATACAGTCACTAAAGAGATCATTGATAGTGGTCAAAAGTCACATCAAATTCAAAATCTAGAAAGTGTTGTATCCGAGGGAAATGTTACATCAAATACAGTTGAATTTCTAAATCTTAACACAGCTTTTGTGACTGCTTCTAAAGTTGGTATATCAAATACAAACCCTCAACATATTTTGGATGTAGGTGATAAATTTTATATAGACAATGCGGGTGTCACAATAGGTAATGATATGTTGGTTGGGGGAAATCTCACAGTTCTGGGTGATACAACTCTCATTTCATCAGAAAACTTAAACATTAAGGATGCTATAATCGAACTTGGTAAGGGTAATGTTGATGATGATTTTACATTTGATCTCGGATTAATTTTAAATAGACCAGGATCAAACGTGGCATTGGGGTATAGAGAGGATCATGATCAGTTTGTGATAGGTTATACAGACAGTTCTGCAAAAGATAGATATATAGTTCCAAATGAATCAAATCTTATAGATGTTCGTGTATATGGTGATGTTACTGCAAATAGCTTTATTGGTGACGGTTCATTCTTATCAAATGTTGTCCAAGACACTGATTTGGAATCAAATGTTTTCATTTTGAGAACGGACATTCAATCCAATGCAGACATTTTGAGAGGGGAGATGACTGCAAACACCCTTACATTGAGAACGGACCTTCAATCTAATGCAGACATCTTGAGAGGGGAGATGACTGCAAATACACTTACATCGAGAACGGACCTTCAATCTAATGCAGACATCTTGAGAGGGGAGATGACTGCAAATACACTTACATTGAGAACGGACCTTCAATCCAATGCAGACATCTTGAGGGGGGAGATGACTGCAAATACCCTTACATTGAGAACGGACCTTCAATCCAATGCAGACATTTTGAGAGGGGAAATGACTGCAAATACCATTA